AGTTGCCGCCGAGAGCTGTGCGAAAACCCTCAAACTCCACATCTGCTGCGGCGTGCATTAGCGTTACATCTAATGCAGGGTCAACCTTAAAGTTTTTTGTTTCTGGGATACGAAGAATAGATGCGGCGTCGGCTGTTCGTGCAGGGTCAGCTTCTAACCCACATTCATGGCACACGGCCTTTAGTCGATCCGCTACAGGCTTCCACTGCTGTCTGGTTATAGGCTCTGTAAGCGTCCAATAAACATGCACGCCACGACCAGAGTTAACAAGGGTTGGTTTAGGTAAGCCTGTGGTAGCACAAAAATTCTTTAGCGCCTCAATACCATCAGCTTGTGTTTCGTAAGGCTTACCTTCGCCGCAGTCAATGTCTAACCAAAATGCTTGGATTGCTTTGACGTTATCAGTCGTTCGCGTATTGTTGTTCTCGTACTTTGAACACGCAAAATAAACATCGTAATGCTTAGATAATAAAGCGTCCGCCTCTTTCTCTACTTCCTCCAAGGTCTGCACAAAGACCTGCTTTGGCATACCGGATTTTTTTAATCCTACAATGCAGTACCATCCTCCGTTTTGAGGTAGCACTACTGATAGCAAACTTGCCTTTGCCATTTGTACCGTCCATGCCGATTGTTATAGTTTGAACTTAGCCTTCTTCAGCATCTCCAATATCTTCTCCGCTTTCTTCTGGCGGGGTATCCATTCGCCTACAAACCATTTATAAATAGTCATGCGGCTAACTTTAAAGTATTCGGCAACGTCTGAAACAGGTATCTCTTTTTGAATACAGAATCGCCCCAGCACTACGCCGAGGCTTTCTGTATCTGCTTCTAAGTTCGCTTTGATAATTCTGGAAGCGTAACCTCGATTATCCATAGCTTAATCGTCGTCATCAGATGACCAGCTATTGATTACGTCAGCAAAGTCTTTTTTAGGAGCAGGCTCTGCATTCTTTTTTGATACACGCTTGGTCGGTTCAGGTACTTCACTGGGGGAGTTCTCTTTGATAGCCATGACGGGCGCTGATCTCTTCGGCCCATCAATTGCCGCCGGAGTTTGGATAATCGCTGATTTAGCTGCCGGACTGTCACCTTTCTCACGAGCAATCTCCCATTCTTCACGCAATAAGAATCGTACTGGTTTAAATGTCAGCTTTGGTGTATCGCTGTCGGAATCCATACGCATTTCAGTAACAAGCGTATTGATGTTTTTACCTTGCGAACCCACGTACTTAGCGTACTGTTGGAACGGCATCTTGTCTGTATCCGCACGACCAAAGATAGACTTTGATGGTAAGGTCAACTGGTACACATCACCACGAATATCATCAGCAAGAACGACTGCTAATCGCTGTTGGAATCGGCAAGCACGCGAATCATTTTGGCCTGAACCTTTTATGTTCTGTGGGCAACCTTCGCATGACGAACTCTGCGGGCTTTCAATACTTACATCGGGATTTCTACCGTCGTTTGACCAGCAGTCGGGAGGTGCAACCTCACCGGGAACATATTTACCTGCGTAGTATTGGCGGGCAACATCGCGACCACCGTTAACGATAACGATGTTCATAGCGCGGTTTTCATTCTTAGCGATTTCTTCGCCGTTAACCATCATGCGGAACACGCCACCACGAATAGATATTCGTTTTACTGAAGTATTGCCAGCAAGTGATTTAGTTAAGTCATCAAGCTCAACGTCTTTTAAGTAGTCGGGCAGATTGTTTGATTGAAACAGAGTAAGATCACTCATTTATTTCTCCTAGTTATTTACGTTTGATGGTGAACTCGTATTCACTATCTATGTTTAGTCCCGGCGGGTGAATGTCAGGATTCTGGTCTATAAACTCCTTCATGTTAGTTTGGTGAATACGCTTCTCCAATACTTCCATTATGTTGTTGTCTTGCATGAAGCTATAGAAGCTTTCCCAATCGTTAGTCCAGTAACGGTTCTTAACGGTTCGGTAGGCAACATAATCAGGGGTGGAAAAGCTAGTGGCTCCGGTTTGCTTAGATAGTTCAAGTAGCTTGTACTTCAAGGTAGCCATCTGTTCTTCTAGCTCCGCAGTTTTAGACTTATATTCGCGGTATATCTCTTCTTTTTTGTCGCGTATCTTAACGTATGTGGCGACAATTTTATCAACTGGCACATCCATGTTTCACTCCTTTGATAAAGATGCCAGCCTTTATCATACCAGTGTTCTTTACACTGTCAAGTGTTTTCTTCAACTTCTTGTTTGTACAATTCAATTATTTTTGTATGGAACTCAAGTTTATTTTGCAGCATTTTATATAGCTTATCTTCTACAGGACTGCCTTCTATGTGAACAACAGTTACGGGATTTTTCTGTCCTTGACGATGCACACGAGCATTAGCTTGTAGATAATATTCAATAGATGTAATGGGGGAATACCAGATTACTACATTTGCGGCGGTTAGCGTAACCCCATGTGCAGCAGCTTGCGGTTGTATTAACAAAACTTTAGGGTCGGCTTCTTCTTGGAACTTTTTAAATATTTCCGTACGCTTGTTAACAGGCACGCTACCGTTAATTATTTCGCAAGTAATATTGTTTTTTGTTAAAAAAGTTTCTAACAAATTAATGGTGTGCGTAAACGGAACAAATATTAAAACTTTTGCAGTAGCTTCTTCAATAACTTCTAGCACTACGTTAAGTCGAGACGATACGTCAAACTCCATAACATTTTTGTTATCTGTATATACAGCGCCGCCAGATATTTGCAGTAGCTTAGTAAGGTTAGCCGCTGCATTAACTGCAGATACATCTTCGCCAGCCGCATGTATTAAAAAGTCTTTCTTTAGTCGCTGGTAATACGCTAACTGTTGGGGACTCATAGGCGCAACGCGTGATACGTGGGTAACGTCTGGCAGGTCTAAGCATTCTGCTTTTGTAAATCGAACTGCCGGTTGTAGTAGCTTGTGTACGATAGCTTCAGCCTGTGGTTTCGGCACCCACTTAAACCTTGTAAGCTGTGTCATAACTGTATCCCTAAACGCGCCATACAATTGCGGTGTACGTTCAGGCACACATAGTTTAGCCAAGCCATACGCATCTAATGGAGATTGCGCTGCTGGAGTACCCGTCATCATCCATATCCATGTTTTATGGTTAACGATTTCTTTCATTATTTTGGATCGTTTAGTACGCGCATTTTTATATGCGTTAGCTTCGTCAATAATAATTAAATCAAACTTTGCATTTTTAATATCGTCGGCAACGACTGCTACGCCATCAAAATTAATGATGACAAACTCAGAAGGGCTGTTAATAACGTCTTTACGCTTTTCTCTACTGCCGTGGGCTACGTTAACGGTACGATGCACTGCAAATTTAAACAGATCAGCTTGCCATGCCGATTGCATAATAGATAATGGACAAATTACTAATACACGGTTAATGATCCCGCACTCCATTAAGTAATCCGCTGCCCAAATAGCCGAAGCTGTTTTGCCTGTGCCTTGTTCATTAAAACAAAACCCTCGGCGGTTAAGAGTTAAAAAAGAAGCTGTAGTCTTTTGATGCGCCATTGGAGGATGTATGCCGGGCCAATCATAGTCTCTTGTTATCGGAGAAGGCACGTTCTTTATAAACTTGTTTAAAGCCTGCGCTTCCTCCAACCCCCAAAAAACTACAACCTCAGATACGTCACCATGTTTGACGGTTACTTTACTTTTCTTAATGGTTTCGGTAATACGAGTAGGCCATTTAGTTCGCACCACTAACAGCTTGTCGTTGACTATTTGCATTTAAATATTCTTCTTTACGGTATGGTCTGACTTTCGTGGGTATGAACGATTGTCACTTGCAGCCTTCACACGCAAGTTACCTTTAGTCGTTTTGCCGCCTTTGGACAAAGGTGTTTTATGGTCGACATCTTTACCATCCCCTTTATGCACAAGGCCAGCTTCCTCCATCATGCGCCTAGCCTTGTTCCGCTGTGCGCGTTTCTTCTTTACCTTTTCCGTACCATCGTATTGTTCGTACTCTTTTTTGTAAGGTCTTGGTTTGTTCACGTATGGCATCGTTTAGTCCCCAGTCATCAGTTAAAAGGGATACCGCAAAAGCAAGCATAAAACAGCATATACCAGCGCTTACAAAGAATCCCGACAACCATATAATAACGACAAATAAATCCATGTTAAACCCCTAAAATAGTGTCGGCAGCTCGTT